GTACGTGGACTTCTAGCACCTTATCTCGATCCGAGATCGATGGTGGGCTAATGGCCGCCATATCAACACTCCGCGCAGGGATTGCAGCAGCTTTAGTCGATAACACTAAGTATTCAGTTTTCGCGTTCCCACCTGCTACCCCTATCGCTAACAGCGTTATCGTGTCACCTTCAGATCCTTACATTTCACCATCTAACGGATGGCACGCATCCATCTCGCCTCTAGCGAACTTTACTATTTCCGTCATGGTTCCCCTTCTAGATAACGAAGGCAATCTAAACGGGATCGAGGATAATGTAGTCCGAGTATTTAATTTACTCGCTGCATCCTCGTACACCTATAATGTCACAGAGGTATCGGCTCCGGCCGTACTAAGTGCCGTCTCAGGTGATCTACTTACCTGCAATATCAATATCTCAGTCCTAACGAGTTGGAGTTAATTATGTCCGAGTGGGAAAAAGAGCAAGAAGCCTTCCTGATCAAGATCGGGCAGGTTAAGCCAGCATCACCAAAGCCAGTAACTATCAAGAAGGAAGAGGAATAATCTCATGGCTGTATTTCTAAATAACAAAGTCGGCGTGAAGGTTAACTCAGTCGACCTATCTGATCACGTTACATCGGTAACACTTAATCGTACTTTCGATGAACTCGAAGTAACAGCAATGGGCGATGGCGGACATAAGTTCGTCAAGGGTCTTGAAGCTTCATCAGTTACTATCGACTTCCTTAATGACACAGCCGCAGGCGAGACACTTGCTACCTTGCAAGCCGCATGGGGAACTAACGTCACAGTAGTACTTCTACAGGATAGCGCTGCAGCAGTATCAGCGACTAACCCTCTCTACACAATGACCTGCCTTATCAACGGCACTACAGACATCAACGGCGCAGTCGGTGATATCGGTACACAGAGCCTTACATTTAACGTCTCTGGTACAGTAGCAGTTGCCACAACAGGCACATTCTAAGAAACTAAACAAAGGGGCAGAGCATGGCAAAACTAATAGTCACACTAGCGGATAACACAGTAACCGAGATCGAGATTACCCCTCGCCTCGAATACGCGTTCGAGCTATATGCTAAAAAGGGATTTCACAAAGCGTTCCGCGATGATGAAAAGCAGTCAGATGTCTAGTGGCTAGCATGGGAAGGCCTTCGACTAAGTGGAGTCACAGTCAAGCCATTCGGCGCAGACTTTCTCGAAACTCTAAAGAGTGTCGAGGTTGCAGAGTCTGACCCTTTGGCCTAGGCAGGGATAGCATCCACTACCTCATAGCTCGCTTGAGCATTGAGACGGCTATCCCTCCACAATCTTTAATTGATTTAGACCCTACGATGCTACAGATGATTCTCAAAGCGTTGAAAGATAGAGCGAAGGAGCAGAGCGATGCCTACAGAGCTAAAAGGCGCAACTGAACTTCGTAGAGCAATGAAGAAGTTTTCACCTGATCTCGATAAAGAAACACGCGATGAGATGGTTGGATTCCTTAAGCCATTGGTCAAAAAGGCTAGGGGCTTCATGCCGTCTAATGGTGACATGCCTTCGGGCTTCGTTGGCGGTAGCGAGGGCGGTGGATTCCCTAAGTACGATGCAGGCACAGCTCGTCGAGGCGTTGGCTATAAATTGACACCGACAAAGCCTAATCGTCAAGGATGGGTGCAGACAGTATCGATCCACAATAAAACTGCGGGCGGTGCCATCTATGAGACCGCTGGTCGCAAGTCTGGTATCAATGGAAGATTTACCCCACGCCTGCCCGGCCAGTTAGCAGGCTCAGGCAAGATGGCAGGTCGCGCAATGTTTAAGGCATACAAAGAAGATGAAGGTAGAGCCAAGGTCGGCGTTATCAAAGCGCTTGAAAAGGCTGCCGCTAAGTTTAATGGGAGAGTAAGTTAATGGCTGAGTTACGCATCCCGATTATCGGTGAGTTCAAGGGTAAGAAAGCCTTCGACGATGCCGAAAGATCAACCGGTAAACTAGACGATAGTGTCAAGAAACTAGGCAAGGCGCTTATCGCCGCGTTCAGCATCCAGAAGATCACTCAGTTTAGCAAGGCAGCCGTTAAGGCATTCGTAGAAGATGAAGCCGCTGCAAGCCGTCTAGCACAGTCTGTAAAGAATCTAGGACTAGCCTTCGAGACTCAAGCCATTGAGACTTTCATCGATCAGTTATCTCGCGCCTCAGGTATTACAGATGATCAGCTTCGTCCTGCCATGCAGAGACTATTGCAGACTACGGGATCACTAGCCAAGTCTACAGAATTATTAAACCTAGCCTTAGAAGTAAGCCGAGGTTCTGGCGTAGATTATGAGACAGTAGTTAACGATTTATCAATGGCCTACGTCGGACAGACTAGAGGTCTTCGTAAGTACTCACTAGGACTTACTCAAGCAGAACTTAAGACGGCTTCATTCGCCGAAGTTCAGGAGAAGCTGAACAAGACTTTTACAGGTGCTAACGCGGCTTACCTTGATACCTATGCAGGTAAGTTAACCCTTATCCAGACCGCGGCAGGAGAAGCGCAGGAGACTATCGGTAAGGGTCTAGTAGATGCCTTCTCGATCCTAGCAACCGATACAGGCAGCATCACAGAACTTACAGAAGCAATGAATGGTTTTGCAGAGGCAACAGCAACAGCCTTCCGTAACGTGGCAGTCTTAGTCAGTAACCTTGATAAATCAATGCAGGCTGGTTTCGGACTTGTCGGAGTCCTTGACAAAATTACAGGCAGTAACTTCGTTAAGATTTTCGGCGGTGCCATTGGATTACTCTCAACGCAAGGCGGAGGTGCATTTAGCAGCTTTACTGGTCCGGGCATGGGTGGTTATCCTAGCTCTGCACTCGGCCCTGGCTATGTCGATCCTAATCAAGCCGCTCGTGAAAAGGCTGAGAAGGAAGCAGCCAAGCGTGCTAAAGAGATCGCTAACCTACAGAAGAAAACCTTAGACACACAGAAGAAGGCTAACGCCCTCACCAAGGCCGCTAAGACTATCGATCTGGATCGTATCAGCATGACTGCCGCCCTTCGTGGCAAGATCAGCGAGACCGATCGCCTATCTCTCAATCTTCAATTAGCCTTGCTCGATAAAAATGAAGCACAGGCGAATAAACTAGCGGCGGAATTATCAGAGGCAGTCAAGCGCCAGAATGCCCTTAACGCGGCTCTGGCGTCTACTCCAGAAGCTCCGAACCCATATCGTAACTGGAAAGTCCCAGAGAGCATTCTTAACTACACAGCCTCATCCCTAGGCGTATCTGTAGCACAATTACAAGCCGCGCCTGTCGCACCTACTTCAACCTTCTCAGATGCTCAGATGGAATTAGCAGCGGCAGTCAATTCATTCCAGAAGGCTGATCAGCAGGCCATCAACATTGAGGTCTATCTTGACAGCGGAGTAGTAACTAACGCTGTCTCAGAAGTGCAGACTAATAACAATCTTTCAGGATCATTTACTACGGTCGGCGGTCGAGGCGCGAACACAGCGAGATTTACATAATGACGCTCCCGGCAACGATTTCGGTATCTTTTGACTTCTCTCAAGGTGCTACCTTCGGATTCCCATTTACGATCGGTGATCCCGTTAACGGCATTATCGGCGTGTCTCAGTTCGCGTCGAGTGAAGTCCCAGAGCCTGTTATCGATCTAAGCCCACAGACTCGCCAGATCAGAATTACCCGCGGGCGTAACATCATGCGTGATACTTATGAGGCAGGCACCTGCACAGTTCGAGTAATTGATCAGAATGGCGACTTCAACCCACAGAATCCATCAAGCCCTTATTTTGGATATCTGACTCCACTTCGTAAGATCCGTGTAGCAGCTACTACTCCAACGGCTCAGGCTTTTCTATTTTCAGGTTATGTCACCGACTATAAATACACCTACCCACAGGGACAAGAATTAGGTTATGTCGATATCACCTGCTCGGATGCGTTTCGTCTTTTCGCTATGGCTAACGTCTCGACAATAGCCAGTACATCCGCCGGGCAGACTACAGGCACACGCATTGACAAGATTCTTGATCAGGTAGACTTTCCTTCTAGCATGCGCTTTATCGATGCAGGATCCACAACAGTCCAGGCAGATCCAGCTACTACCCGTACAAGCCTTTCAGCGATTCAAGTAGCAGAATTTACAGAGCAGGGAGCCTTCTTCGTTTTAGCAGCTGGAGAAGTAGAGTTTAAGGATCGTGCCGATGTAGTGGGATCTCTCGCCGCTGCACCGATCCAGTTCAATCAGACCACAGGAATCCCATATTCAGACCTTCGCTTTGCCTTCGATGACAAGCTCATTATCAACAGCGCTACGATGAAGCGAGTAGGTGGGGCTACAGTCTCGGCTAATAACTCAGACTCGATCGCTAAGTACTTTCCGCATGGCATGAACGTCGAGAACTTGATTGCTCAGACAGATGCACAGGTTCAGGATATTGCTAGCATCTACGTCGCTACTCGCGCAGAGACTACGATCCGCATTGATGCCATGACTGTTGATCTACTCGATCCAGCCGTGCCAACCGATACGATGATTGGGCTTGAGTACTTTGATAATGTCGAGATTACCAACGTCCAGCCAGACAGCTCAACCATCGTCAAGACTTTACAGGTGCAGGGCTTGGCGTGGGATATAACCCCTAACAGTATGAAGGTGACGGTTACAACACTTGAGCCTATAGTAGAAGGATTCATTATAGGATCTGCAAATTACGGTATAATCGGACAATCCATAATGGGATACTAGGAGAAAACAATGGCTACAGGCTTTCCAGCGACTACAGGCGACATCTTCACGGCGGCAGACTATAACGGCTTAGTCACCTTCGACGTGGTCGCAGATAAGACGGCAGACTACACAGTAGGCGTGACTGATTCCTATCAGGTTCTAGTGCCTATGAATAAGGCCACAGCCATTGCTCTCAAGATTCCTACAAATGCTACGGCGGCTATTCCAGTCGGATCTGTAATTACTATCCTTAACAAGGGTGCAGGTACTTGCACTATTTCAGCCGTGACATCTGGCACTACTACAATTCTCTCGGCTGGTGCAGTATTGGCTCAGCCTACCCTTGCTCAATATAAGAGCGCTGCATGCATAAAGACTGGTACAGATACTTGGTACGTTGTTGGAGCGATTGGGTAATGCTCAACATAGTTACGGCAATTTTAGATATTAAGAAGCCAGAGCCACCTGCAGACATCCTAGTCATTGCAGGCGGAGGCTCTGGCGGTCGATCATTTGGCGGTGGCGGTGGTGCAGGTGGTTTACTTTCATTTATGGCTACACCAATCGCCATTGGTTCATATAACATAACCGTAGGCGCTGGCGGTGCGGCTAAAACTTCTGCTGCTTTCGTTGGAAACAATGGCATCGATTCACAATTTCAAGGTTTAACACTAGTCAAAGGAGGCGGTGGTGGTGGCTACGATGCTGGCGGTGGTGTTGGTTCCAATGGTTTAACTGGAGGATCAGGCGGCGGTGGTTCTCGAGTCGGATTTGGCACAGGTGGTTCAGCTACTAGTGGTCAAGGTTTTCGAGGTGGTAATCAAACAGGCACAGGCGGCACAGGCGGTGGTGGTGCTGGTGCAACTGGTCAAGACTTAAGCGGATCAAACGGAACTGGTGGTAATGGATCTTCTGCCTTTTCAGCATGGGGCTCAGCAACATCTTCAGGTCAAAACATTTCTGGAACTTATTGGTTCGCAGGCGGTGGAGGTGGACAGGCGGGTGCAGGTGGTAATGGCGGAGGTGGACAAAACGTTACAGGCTTGCCAAGTTACGATTCAAGCGGAACAGCTAATACAGGCGGCGGTGCTGGTGGAGATTCAACAGTCGGACAAGGCGGATCTGGAATTGTGATTGTTCGATATACAACAGGAACAATGACAGCCACAGGCGGAACTACTTACACCAATGGCGGCTTCACTTATCATAAGTTCAATGCTAATGGCACATTCCAGAGGACGGCATAATGGCACATTGGGCAGAAGTAGACGAAGATAATAAAGTCATTCGCGTACTCGTTGGAGATAATGACGATCCCTCAGGCGATGAAGGTTATCAATGGCTTATCGATAATCTTGGTGGCACGTGGATTAAAACTTCATACAATCACAGAATTCGTTATAACTTTGCTGGTCTAGGATTTACCTATGATCCAATCGATGACGCATTTATAGCACCCATGCCCGACTGTGGACATGAAGAACTATTACTCAACGATCTTAAGCGATGGGAGTGTGCTACCTGTGAAGCCTATTCTTTGCAAAGCCGGACAACAGCTTAGAGAGCAATTCGATGACACCTTCCCAGATCGTGATCGGCGTTCCGATGGCTGGATCGGCGATCTCCGTCATTCAGCGCGTCCTAGTGATCATAACCCTGATCCAAAAACAGGGGTGGTTCGCGCCATCGATGTCGACCGAGATGTACATAAGTCAGGCAAGCCCGACCTCATGCCCGATATTGCAGATCAGCTTCGACTCGCGGCCAAAGCAGGCGAGAACCGAATCTCATACATCATCTTCGCAGGACGAATTGCATCGTCTCGCATGGGCTGGCGCTGGCGCAAGTATTCTGGAAGTAATCCACATAACGCGCATTGCCATATCTCTTTCACTAAACAAGGCGATCAAGACGGCTCTTTCTTTAATATCCCGGTACTAGGAGGCAAAGCATGAATATGAAACATCCAGCACTTATCGCAGTCGGAGCGTTCCTAGCAGTATGGGGAACTACTTCTAACTTCGATCTTAACTATCGTTCAATCCTAGGCGCAATCGTCGCTGGAGTATTCGGATATGCGAGTCCTAAAAAATGAGCGCATCGGACATGATGACCTTTTACTTTGCAAGCCTTGCCGTCATTGGCGGTCTCGCTGGCTTCGTTATCACTCACTTGCTTAACGAAATTAAAGCGTTGCATGCGCGTGTCGATGAGATATATAACATCCTCTTAGAGCGATAATTTTTAACATGGCAAAGAAGAAGGTTATCGATCTCGATACTTATTCACAGTTAGACGCGTGGGCTATTAGCCTGCATGAGATGTATCGCGCATTGCGCCGGGCTGGCTTTGCCGTTGATATTTGCTTAGCGATTATCTCTGATCGAGATGCTTACCCTGATTGGATCTTGCCATCGATCCCGAACCGCGTGGATCGCATACCCTATGAGGATGACGAAGACGAGGATTAAATGAAGCGAATTGTAATCGTTAGCGATTTACAGGTTCCATTTCACGACCGAGTAGCAGTCAAAAATTTAGCCAGTTTTATCAGTAAGTTTAAGCCGCACGAAGTAGTCACGATAGGAGATGAGATTGACTTCAACACCATCTCCAAATGGTCAGAAGGCACACCCGAAGCCTATGAGCAGACTTTGGGAGACGATCGCGATAAGGCTGTTCAGGTACTTTACGATCTCCAAGTAACACAGATGATTCGGTCTAATCACACAGACCGCCTTTACAATCAGATCATGAGGAAGATTCCTTCATTCCTGTCATTGCCAGAACTTAGGTTCGAAAAGTTTATGCAGCTTGACCAGTTAGGCATTACCTTCCATCGAAAGCCTTACAACATCGCGCCGAACTGGATTGCAGTTCATGGCGACCATACGCCTATTAAGTCACAGGGGGGTCTCTCAGCCCTTGAGGCGGCT